GATCATCTCCATTGCTTTTTGTAGTTCGTGTGCGTGTTGTAGTTCATCATTCAAAATCTCAAGGATTTTTTCATCTGAACCATTGAGTGCGATGTACTTAGCGTAAGTCTCCGCTGCGTGAATCTCTACTTCGTAGGAGAGATGGTATGCAAGGCGAGGAGCCAACCAATAATAAAGTACATTGCTCCAATAGTAGATAAGTACGAGGTGTTTGGCAACAAAGCGATCGATAAAATAAGCATTACCGCCCCTGCTTTCCATGTATTCAAGATGTTCTGTTTCATTGATCGATTGATCGAAGTGCTCTTTCATCAAATATAGGTGTTCAGGTCCTCTGAGTCCCATACTCTCACGAAAATGTAACACACTCAGAAACGCAAAATAAGGTGCCCGAGCAATTTCCTCAAGCACCCAGAACCTTTGATAGTCTCTTCCTTTGTACAGGAAGTCTAAGATTGCAACAGTAATGTTGAGAACTAATTCATTGAGTTTCTTCATCTTCTTCGTAGTCGTAAGTTAAGCGACAGTCCCAATAATGGTCTTCTTCCCATTCAGGTTCGTAAAGAGGACATGGTTCCTCAAAGAGATAATCCATCCGTAATTGAAGGATCCGTTCTCTCAGTGATTTGTAAAACTCTCTTTTTTGATCTGGACTCATTCGACGTGAATAGTACCGATCATACCCGCTCCTTTGTGAGGACCACACCAATAAGTGTAGTCACCTGCTTCAGAGAATGCAACATCAAACTCTTCACCAGGCATCATTGCCAGGGCTTCGTGACCTAACTCTGGATGATCTTCAACGATAACGTTGTGTGGTGGGAGCATGTTGTTAACAAAATGAACGGACTCACCTGCAGAAATAGTAACCTCTGCTGGTTCAAAAACTAAATTGCCATCAGCACCCATCATTACGTCTACTGCCCAAGCAGGAGCAGCAAGAAACAGGGAAGCAAGTAAAGCAATAAAAAACTTCATTAAGTTCTAGCAACTAATGCTATTTACTCAATGAAGTTTTGGGTTCAAATTGAAATGTCAGGGTTTTGAGACTTTTTGAGAGCAGCGTCAAGTTGACCATCTACATACCCTCTTCGATAGTCCCAGGTCTGTCCACCTACCTGTCCACGACTAGCGTTTATACATTTATTATAATCTGGATCTTCTTTTGAAATATTGTTGCAAACAAGTCCTGCCAGATCTAATTCGTTGCCTTTCTGACCAGTTCCTGTCCACATATGTTGACCGTTCAACCAAACGGCACCACACTTCTCGCACTCTTTCCTTTCCATGGAAAAGGACGAGACTTCCTTTGGATCAGTCATAAAATGCAGTATCCTTTGTATAGTGGGTTTACTTATTTATTGTAGCACGTTGTGACAGTTTGTCAACAATTCCACGCTCTAAGTGATTTTGACAGGCGATCATCACCTGTATTGTTGGAGGGTTTCTGTCTCTTACGCATACCTCTCATTCGCGCACAAAAAGACGCTCTACGCTTGTTCCCAACTTTCTTTGAAGGTCTCTTAAGATCGCTTCCTGGATTCTCACGTTCATAGGACTTGCGTCCCTTCTCATTAAGTCCTCCCTCACTGTTCTGTCCTGCTTTCTTTGTCCAGGCTGCTCCTTCATTTTGAACCTCTTCATTCTTGGGACGGCAATCATTGACGAGTTTACCACCCTTCATCTTCATGCCTACTTTCTTGTGAGTCTTCCAGCATTCTGCTTGGAACTGATTAAATGTTTTCATTTTTTACTCTTGTTCCCCCAGTTGTCTGCACCGACTTTACGACATTTAACGAGAGCACCAGATGCATATGCACTTGGCCAAACACTATAACGTGCTTTCACTTTCTTATAGCAAGCATCTTTCTCGCCTGCTGCCTCGTCGAACTGCTCTTCAGTCATCAGTTCGCCAGCAAATTCTAACTCTTCGTTTTTCTTTGCTGCTCTTTCTGCTTTCTTCTTGTCAACTTTCTTGAGATAAGAATCTAATTGCTTACTCTTGATCCCACGAATGATTGAAGAACGCTTACTGAGATAAGGAGGATTAGTTTTTTCAATTGCTTTGATAGCAATATCACCCATACCCTCTTGGACTTCAACCTCTTCTTTCTTGGTCTTCTTCACGCAATTAGGATATTTCTTACCAAACATGGTCTTCATACCCTTCTTCTCATAACCATCCCAGCAATCTTCTTTGCGAGTTTTCATACGCTTGGCATAATCCATATAGGACTCACCAGGACGAAGTTTCTTAGGATCAGACTTGGGTTTAGATGCAGCAGCACGATCTTCACGAGCACGCTGGTTAGCACCAGGACCACCTAACTTACGGTCCTTGTCAGGATCGGGATGCCAGAAATCTCCTCTTTCGTTAAGGTCTTTCTTACCATAATCGCCTTGAGCGTTAGGTCTACCCGTCTTTTTCTTAGCGACAGCTCTTTTAGAACCATCGGGGTTTTTAAAATCTTGGGGATAGGTTGCTTCTGTTTTCACGTTGATTGCCTTGCCTTTACGATTAGGGTTGGGATCTTCTTTCTGCTTGCGGCGGAAAGCTGCTTCCTCTTCGTCTTTATTTAGGTTGCGCTTCATCTTACTAGACCCGCACTTGGGTTTAGTTGTTTGTCCTGGTTGTTTTGCACAGGGTTTTCCTGCATATTTGCCACCAAGTTGCACCCAACCAGGCTTGCCATCAGAAGACTTACTCTTGCCAAACCAGTCACGCAGAGAAGAATCACCACTTTTGTTCCCCTCTTCGACTCGTTTCTTCTCAGGGAGTCCTTTATGTTTTGTAGAAGCATAGTCCTTCACGTCGGACTTGGACATGGAGGAAGCAGCTTTGGCAACCTCAGGCGAGGACGCTTCCCCCGTTTTCTGAGCTCGTCTAACAAGTCCCATAAACCTTTGCTGCGCTTTTGACTTCGCTTTTTCTTGGAGTTGCTCATCCGAATTCCCTCCGAAGACATCATAATATGTAGGTGGCATTTTCGACATTTCCTTCATCGCCATTTTATTTGCAGTTTTATGCATGACCTCTATGTCACGCTTACCGTATAATCGGTTCCAGCGTTTTTTACCCTTCTTCATACCCCTAATGTATTTCTTAGCGGTCTGATTTATTGCGGGTGGAATTTCAGAATCACCGCCGAAACCTTGTGCCATATCAACCGCCGACGACTTGAATCTCTTCGACGACTACTGCTTGACCAGTTACAGCAATCTTTACTGCTCTTTGAATCAGTGCCTGATTACCGCTATAAGCGTAAGTGTAATCAGCTGAAGCAGCAGAAGAGTCCACATCAGTTGTGATTGTGTTACCAGTAACCGCCGTAACTTTCTTTCCAACGGTGCCAGCAGATAAAAATTCACTGCCAATAGCAGGGGAAGTTGAGTCATCTACTACTGCGATGTAATCTCCTACAGAAAAATTGTGAGTGGTTGCAATTTCACCCAGGTTATGTCCTGTAGTATAAACAGCGGTTGCCGCATCTGTTGCTTTTAAAATTCTTGCATTGCCAGGTTTTGCACCTTTAACGAGAAGTGCCTGGTCTTGAATAAGAGTGATCGCAGGACCATCGCTAAATGCAATGGTTGCATCACCAGCGGTTGCAACTACGCGATAGTATCCAGTTTGAACTGTCTGATACTCTGTAGCGCCAGCAGCAACACTGTTTGTGCTGAGAACGTTTAATACTGTCATGTCGTGTTAGTTCGAGTCAGTATTATTTATCTCCTTTTGTTTCTTTAACATCTTTTGGAGGTCCGCAGTACTGCCAATAAACATCGTGTTATTAACAGTAGACGGTCCAGATTTCTTTTCTTCAGCATCCAAATCCTTCATTTTCTTTTGCAAATCAATCAACTTATCTGCTGTGTCTGCTACGTTTTTGATAAGTTGACCTGCAACCTCATAAGCGCGAGGATGATCTGACGCTCGTGCCACATCAAGTATGCCATCTACTGCCTCCTGTCCTTTCATTACGAGATTGTGTAACTGAGCACGAGTAGTCTCGTAGTCTTGTTTGACATCCTCAGTTTCAGTTTTTTTAAGAGTAGGTTTTACTTTCTCAACGTGCTTTTGGAGTTCAGTTGGTTCTGTTCCAAAAGCATCGTTAAGTCCTTCAAATGGATTTGCCATTAGATTGCCTCGTCAGCGCCGCTTATGGGATTACGTTTCTTGAGATCTGTAAACTCTGCCTTCAGTTCACCGAAACCGAAGTCATCATCACTATCTAGGAGAGCATTGTCTGCTTCAGTGATTGCGTAAACATTTGCACCACTTGCGTGTGCTGCTGCAGCAGTTCCTTCATGTCCTCTGATAACAGTGAGATTGTTACCCGACTTCTTACTGACTCGAATAAGTTCGTTGTCAATGTAGATGTTAGTGAGTTTAGAGATGTTTGATGCATCAGCAACTGCAATGAGGTTATCATCAGTATCAGTTGCTGCACTCAACGTAGTTATGACAACACCGTCTCTGTCTTGCAGAGATGTTGGCGTAGTAGTATAACGTACTTCTCTTGGTGCTCTGTTGACGTTTGTATCTGTATAGTAGTCGGTAACAACCTTTTTGATGATCTTTGCATCGGTAACAGGACCGTACAGATATGTCTTGCAAGTAAATTGCAACGTATAAATGATTGCTCTGCGTGCAGCAAATTCACCTTCATAAGTGTCTTCGTAGTCAACACCTGTTAAAGTTACAGGAACATCCTTCACTTCATCTACATCAGGTAAAACCTTGACAGGTAAGTTGTAGTGAGGTTGGAAGAATGGAAGAATCTGCTCAAGAATCTGCATACCATCTTCCTGATTCTTGGAGATGATTGCTAACTCAAATGACAGGTTATAAGGAACGGGCATATACACGTTCTTATTTTGGTCATCATCTTTCTTGAATTTAATTTTCTGAGTCGGAGACACCTTCCTGGTAGGATCATAGGAGATGCCATTGATCTCAAACGAGATCCTAGGAAGAGTGATCTGCACTCTTTTATTTGTAGGGTCTGGGTTTTGGTCGAGACGCGCCAGAAACTTTTGTTTTGGACCGTATGCCAGAGGCACTTTCATGACCTCAGTCGAACGACGAAGTTCGATGTTGTTGAACAAAGTTCCAAACGCAACAACAGTCTTTCTAAAAATCTCGTGGTATGAATATGTGCCTAACATCAGATTGTAGTATCAGTAGTTGAACCTATAGAACCGAAAGGATTACTCTCGGTGAAATCAATGATATCGTCATCAGCAGTTTCAAAGGAGAAGTTCTGGTCGATGGTATCAGCAGTATTAACGTTATTTAGTGTATTGTACGATGCAGTAGTCCAGGCAGCACCTGAAGTCTGACCTGTAACAGTCTCTGGGATTGTAAAAATTCCACTTCTGTTATAGACCTGCAGTTGTCTATTTGCAGAATCCCATGACTTAACTTCTGCTGTAACGTTAGATGTTCCGCCAGCAACAACCTCACCAACAGTAAAGTCGTTTGTACCACCAAGAGCGAAGTTGACAGTGATAGCATTGGCGAATGTAGTCTCGATAGCATCGATTTCTGTAACACCAGTGTCGAGTGCTTCGTCTGCGTACTCGAAGAGTTCGCATTGACATTCCCAAACATAACCCTTGCCAAGTTGATAGAAGGGACGTTCTGCCTCAACAAACTGAATCTCAAACAAGTGCTTTGTAGCAGGGAACCAGATCAGATCTCCTTCATTAGGACGACCTTCTACATTCAGAGTTGCGTTGTCATCTACTGCTGATGTGAACTTCTCTCTAGAGAAGATGAATGTAGTCTTATCCTCAATACGAACACCAAACTTACTAAGAAGTTCTCCTTGCCCTTCCCATCCTTCTACGTTATTGACATATGCACGAACAGCAAGTGCTTGTGTAAATCTACTGTTCTCTACCTCACCTAGAATTGTATCCCTATTAACATAAGTTCTGGGTAGATAATAGATATCCTGACCGTAGATCTCAATACTTTCTACGATCAGATTTTCAATAAACTTCTGTTCTTGAGCAGAAGAGTTTGCTTTTAATAGGTTTGTGTGATTACTAAAAACGTAATCTTGTGCTGGTGAGTTTTCAAATGCCATATTAGCCTACCAGGTCCATAGGAGGAATTTCATACTTGGAGCGAATCTCTTCTTCAAGATCCTTCTTAAATTGACTTGCGTCTTCAAGAATTTGACGACCGTTGAGAGTAACACCGCCCAACATCTGAATGCCATCATACTTACTTAGGTTTCTACCCCACTGCTGTTGGAACAATGCTTCAACATAGTCCTTCATCCAGTTGTCGTTATACATGGTTGTATAAGTCTCAGGGTCTTGACGCATCAGAACTTCGATCAGGAGGAAATCGCCCGCTTGTAATTCATCCCAGTCAAAGTCAAGATAGAGTCTACCTTGGTGCTCGTTAAATCTAACTCTACGGTTATTATTATTGTTGGTGACCCAATCCAAAGTTTCAAGATACTGCGATGTCATATAGTAATGCAGAATATGACCGTGAGTCATTGCATAGATATCATTCAAGAAAATTTGATACTTGATATTGAAGATGTTGCCAGGGACAACACTCGAAGCACCAATCTGACTAAACACCCTATTGACACTCATCACATTAGGAGGAAGAGAAACATATTGAGTATCTTCATACCATGCTGTAGAACCGATCTGAGAAGTTGCTTTAGCAGCAGTGATGATGGCATCAGTCACTTCAATTTTAATGAAAGACTTGTAACTACCATTGTAGTGATACTCTTGATAGTAATCGATTGCTTCTTCAATCAAGTCATCCAGTTGCTCGGTAGCAACGTTGATGTCAATCGTGGGGTATCCTAAACGACGAAGAGCGTAATCTCTTAGTTCGGTTTTAGTTGCGGGTCTAGTTGCTGACATTTGTTATCAAGCGAATGAGGAGATAGTAAGTGTGGAAACATCACCTGCAGAAACAGTCTCAGTCTTCTTGAAGAATCCATCAACGTTGTCTACAGTTACCGAAGTTGCACCAACAGCAGTAATAACACCTGTAGTGCCAGAGGTGCCGCCAGTGACGGTATCACCAACTGCCATCTCAACGACAGCAGAGACATCAATAGTTGCGTCTGTAGTACCACCAGCAATAGTGATAGTCTCACCAACGACATAACCAGAACCGTCACCATTGATTGCAACGGCAGTAACAACACCACCAGATGCAGTAATGTCTACTGTCAAACCTGTGCCGCTGCCACTAGATGTAGTAGCAACACCAGTTGCGGTGTTGTATCCTGTACCACCAGACAAAGAAGCATTGTCGAATGCAGTTACATCACCAGGAGTAGGATCACCAGACAGATTCAGAACCAAAGTGGTGGTGGTAGCAAGGTTGTTGAGCATCGCTCTAAGTTGTTCAAATGCATTATCAAGTTTGTCTTGAACTCTTGCTTCGGTGTAATACTGATTAGTTCCCTCAGCAAGATTTGTAGTTGTCTTAGAAGAGAGATCGAGGTTTGCACCAGTCGCTGCAGCAACACGGGCATCTGCTCTAGCATCTGTGTAGTAGAGGTTAGTTCCCTCAGTCAGATCATCAGTAGTTGCTGCTGCAATACGAGCATCAGCACGAGCATCGGTGAAGTACAGATTTGTACCTTCCGTCAGATCACTTGTAGTCGCTGCAGCAATTCGAGCATCGGCGCGAGCATTAGTAAAGTAGAGGTTGCTAGAACCTTCAGAAAGATCATCTGTAGTTGCGGCAGCAATCTTAGTATCGAAAGATGCCTCAGCACGAGTATTGGTGTAGTAGAGGTTAGTTCCCTCAGTCAGATCTGAAGTAGTTGCAGCAGCGATACGAGCATCAGCACGTGCATCTGTAAAGTAGAGGTTGCTAGAACCTTCGGACAGTGCGTCAGTATCATGGTTGCTGATGTCAGAGGTTTGACCAGTGACATTACCTGTAACATTACCAGTTACATTACCAACCAAATCAGCAGTGATTTCGTTCGCCGCAAAGTCACCAGAAGCATCACGAAGAACAAGGTTGTTTGCTGCGTTATTTGCTGTAGAAGCGACGTTAATGGTAATATCGCCTGCTACACCGTCTGCATTAGTAATAGTGATACCAGAGGACGCTGTGGCGGTCACAGAGCGTTGTGCGTAAGTATTAGCAGCAGTTCTAGTAACCAGACCTGTACCTGCCATAGCGGCGAGTGCAGTGATGTCTGCGTCGTTGTAAGTAGTGCTGATAGTTACGTCGGCAGATCCATTGAAGGAAAC